GTCGACAGTAACTTAGATGTTCTAAGTCCAATGTATAACTTCAACTTAATTGTTGCTCCTGGTTATCCAGAGTTGATTCCTAACATGATCACCTTAAACGACAACCGTGGCGACACAGCGTTTATTATTGGTGATACACCAATGCAGTTAGCACCAAACACAATCGCTATCACTAATTGGGTTAACAACGTAAACGGCAACGGATTGCCAGCAGATGCTAGCGCCGCTCCATATTTAGGTCTATACTATCCATCGGGTCGTACAAATGACCTAGCAGGTAACGAAGTTGTTGTCCCAGCAAGTCATGCGGCATTGCGTACATTCTTGTACAATGACCAAGTGGCTTATCCATGGTTTGCCCCAGCAGGTACACATCGTGGACTAGTAAGCAACCTAAGCGACATTGGTTATATCAATGAAACAAACGGTCAATTTGTACACAACGCAGTAAGCCAAGGCCTACGCGATGCATTGTACACATTGAACATTAACCCAATTTGTCAATTGCCAAACATTGGTTTAGTAGTTTGGGGTCAATTGACACGTAGTGGTACAACAACTGCACGTAATCGCATTAACGTAGTACGCTTAGAAAACTACTTACGTACAGTATTGAACAGTATTGCTAACGGTTACTTGTTTGAACCAAATGATATTGGCACAAGAAAATCTATCTCTAGACAGATCCAATTGAGCTTGCATGACATTCAAGCAAAGCGTGGCTTATATGACTTCTTGGTAATTTGCGATACCAGCAACAACACACCTGCTACAATCAGCAACAATCAATTGTATGTAGATGTGGCGATCGAACCAAGTCGTGATGTAGAGTTTATTTACATTCCGATTGCGATTTACAATCCAGGCTCGATTAAGGCGTTGAATACTCAGTCAACATAATAGATAAATAAGAGTAACAGGAGAATAATATGGCCGTAGCAAGTTTAAGTAAATTTACAGTTCCGTTGAACAACAGCCAAAGCGCATCAAGCCAAGGCTTGTTGATGCCAAAGTTAAAGTATCGCTTTCGTGCTACTTTTAACAACTTTGGCGTTAGCAACCCAACAACAGAACTAACCAAGCAGGTAGTTGATATTAAGCGTCCAAACGTTAACTTCAACCCAATTACCCTTGACGTTTATAACAGCAAAGTATATTTGCAAGGTAAACCAGAGTGGCAAGAAACAACAATCAACTTCCGTGATGATGCTACTGGTAGCGTAAGCAAGTTAGTTGGTGAACAGATCCAGAAGCAATTTGACTTCATGGAACAAGCTAGTGCTCCAAGTGGCGTTAACTACAAGTTCCAATTATTGTTTGAAATGTTAGATGGTGGTAATGGCGCAACAACAATCAACGTACTAGAAGCATGGGAACTAGACGGCTGTTTCCTAAGCTCAGTAGACTACGGTGACATGGCCTACAACAGCAGTGATCCTGTTCAAATTGCTTGTAACATCAAATTTGATAACGCAGTACAAACAGTTGGTGGCGGTGTTGGTACAACAGTTATTCCGTTGAATCAGCAAACAACAGTCAACTAATTTTTAGTAACTTAAATAAAAACCTGGCATAAAAACCCAGGTTTTTTTACGGCATAAATATTAGTATGAGCATACAGTTAAGCCCGGCAGGAAGTACAGTAGTTAGAAATTATCGTCATGCGGCTAGAATTTTTACCGATGACAATATGCGTTTGAGTCCAAAATATGGATTCATGTTCTATGTTGAGTTTGACTTTAATCCACTGATCACCAATGTAAGTAATACAGCCGCACAAGAGTTGGGAATGATTGTAAAAAGTGTTAACTTACCTAAGTACACTATTGATACAAAAATTCGTAATGCATACAATCGTAAAAACATCAGCCAGCATAAAATCAACTACGATGCAGTAAACATCACATTCCACGACGACCAAGCAGACAACGTAAGAAACTTTTGGTACGACTACTACAGTTTCTTTTATCGTGATAGCGACTATGCTGACGCTACATACCAAGGTACACACAAATACCAGAGCCGTCCAAGTTTTGACTGGGGCTATACACCTCGTCCAACAATTGGTTACAATAATGCTAATAGTAACCAACCTTACCAATACATACAGGCTGTGCGTATATACAGTTTGTACCAAAAGAACTTTTCGGAGTATGAATTAATCAATCCTACTATCTCTGCGTTTAAGCACGGCGAACATGCCAACAGTGAGAATGGTAGTCTATTAGAACACCAAATGACTTTACAGTTTGAAAGTGTAAAGTATTATACCGGCTATGTAACAGAAAATACAGTAGGCGGATACATTGATTTACACTACGATCGAACTCCAAGTCCATTGGCACCTCCAGGTGGTGTTGACTTAGTTGACGACGGACATGGTGGTTATACTAAAGCTCCAGACATAATCACAGACTTAGCCGGTGTTAATCCATTATATGGCGCAGTCAATAACATGCCTGCACTAACTAGCTTTAGTAATTTTTCAGGCGCATTTGCCAGTAAGATTGCTAATGCTACAGCACTAGGCGCCGCAGGTGGAGTTAACATTGGCGGTTTTACTATTCCTAGCATTGGCGGATTAAGCGCAGGCCTAACTAACAGCACAATATTGAAACAACAGTTAACAGCCACAGCCGCTGGCCTAGCAGGTACCGCAGCCGCAAGTTTAGCCAATGGTGTATTAAGTGGCGTAACCAGAGCATTAGGTACACAAGGTACTGCTATTGTTGGCTTGGCTGCACAGGCTATTGCTAACCCAAGTGCCGCACTGGCTACAGTAGAGAACATGGCAATCAAGTGGGCAACACAACAAGCAACAGCATTGGTCAATCAAGGTGTATCGTATGTATTATATGGTAGTGATGGAAAAGGTGGTCTCGTTGGGGCAATTGGAACTGGCATAGGACAAATAAACACGGCACTAGCATTTAATGGTGCCTCTACGTTTACTAGCGGAATTGCAGCCGCCTGGTCAGATTTCTCTCTAAATGCACAGCTGGCAACTGGCACAGGATATTTCTCTCCAAGTAACTTTACATTGGCTGGCTTTGATCCAAATGCTCCTGGATTAAATGAATAATGGCCAATCAATATACAACCGCAACTAATATACAAGCTCCTAATGTATCTCAGAATACCAGTCAGGAAAGCCAAAAGTATTTTAATAATTTTTATTCAGTGCCATTTATTCTTGGCACAGAACAAAACGATGTGCTTAATGCGTACTTTGAAAAATATACTGGTGACGCAACTAGCGGTCGCAATTTAGCGGCGGCTGTTACTTATACCGCTAAAGCACAAAACATCGATCCATTGAGTATTCTTAGCGAGTTTCAAAAGATGGGGCGAGGTCAATTGAATAATTATTTGGCCGCGTTCTTAAATGTTAATCGAGTACCCACTAGCCAAATTGGTATCAATTCTGGTATCAATACCAACAGATACGTTCAACGAGCAATACTCCCATAATGAGCAAATACGCACAAGGCAAATTTCAACTACAAAATCCCCAAAAGTACGTAGGTAACAAAACACCTACTTACCGTTCAAGTTGGGAATATGTATTCATGCAGTTCTGCGATAACAACCCTAATATACTACAATGGGCCAGCGAAGCAGTACACATCAATTATAAGAATCCTTTAACTGGAAAAAACACTATCTACGTACCAGACTTCTTGCTAACTTATCAAGATGCACACGGTAAGCCACATGCAGAAGTAGTGGAAGTAAAACCCAAAAAAGAAACCACTTTAGAAGGTGCTAAAAATATTCGGGATCAAGCAAGTGCTATCCTCAATATGGCCAAATGGGAAGCCGCAAGAATTTGGTGTAAAGCGCATGGCATGACGTTCAGAGTAGTTACTGAAGACATGATCTTTCATCAAGGTCGAAAATAATACCAATAAATATTGGTATGACTAAGAAACTTGAATCCCTATTTAACCTACCCCCATCTGACAATCCAATTGATCCCACGGTAGAAGAAAGCAAAAGCCTAATAGAAGAAAATCGTGATTTAATCACAGAAGTAAACGCGGCCATTGACAAGATAGACATAGCCCTACCTACAGT